GCTCAGCAATGTATTTTTTCAGGTCAGACACGGAAGTGGTCGTAAACTCCACTCGCCGTCCGTCTTTCTGTACCGTTGCCACCCGTTTTCCTGTCATCAGGTCATGCAGTGCCGCACGGGCAGCGGCAAGTTCTTCCTGTCGCGTCATTCATCCTCTCCGGATAAGGCACGGGCGTATTCTGCCAGTGTTTTCTTGTTGGTTGCTGCACCATCCTCTTCCTGCAGGCTCGCCAGCAGTGCACTGAGATCCAGCTGCCAGCGGGAAATACTGATGCGCAGCGCCGCCAGCGCATAAACGAAGCAGTCGAGCGCCTCATTGCGTCGCTTTTTGCTGTCCCACAGTATTTTTTTCCTGCCATCCACCCATTTTTCGACCTGCTCTTCAGCAGTCAGTTGCTGCGCTTCGGTAAGATCAAAAATATCCGGGTTATTCGGGAAGTGAACGGCACCGGGAAGCGGTTCATCCCCTTCCGGCGTCAGTGTGAAGCGGTTATAAATCTGCTCTTTCGCGGTATCCGTACCGATTTCGGTAAGGTAAACCCCGTTTTTGTTTCGCTTACGTGGCATGCTGGCCACCGGCTTTCCGTAGACGGATGCCCCTTTAATGGGGATCACCCGGAACAGCCCATGTTTTTTCGAGCGTTCATACACAATGGTCGGGTCAATCCCGCCAGTATCCCAGCAGATACGGGATACCGACATTTCTGCACCATTCCGGCGGGTATAGGTTTTATTGATGGCCTCATCCACACGCAGCAGCGTCTGTTCATCGTCGTGGCGGCCCATAATAATCTGCCGGTCAATCAGCCAGCTTTCCTCACCCGGCCCCCATCCCCATACGCGCATTTCGTAGCGGTCCAGCTGGGAGTCGATACCGGCGGTCAGGTAAGCCACACGATCAGGAACGGGCGCTGAATAATACTCTTTCCGCTCTGCCATCACTTCAGCATCCGGACGTTCGCCGATTTTCGCTTCCCACGTCTCACCGAGCGTGGTGTTCACGAAGGTTTTACGTTTTCCCGTATCCCCTTTCGTCTTCATCCAGTCTTTGACAATCTGCACCCAGGTGGTGAACGGGCTGTACGCCGTCCAGATGTGAAAGGTCACACTGTCAGGCGGTTCAATCTCTTCACCGGATGACGAAAACCAGAGAATGCCATCACGGGTCCAGATCCCGGTCTTTTCGCAGATATAACGGGCATCAGTGAAGTCCAGCTCCTGCTGGCGGATGACGCAGGCATTATGCTCGCAGAGATAAAACACGCTGGAGGGGTCATCCGGCGTCCATTTGAGGCCAAACGGCGTCTCTTTGTCGCCAAATTTAAGATACTGCTCCTCCCCGCAGTGCGGGCAGGCAACATGAAAACGCATAAAATGCGGGGATTCACTGGCTGCACGCTCAATCTGGCAGGTGCCTCTCACTTTGGGCGTGGAGCCACGGATGGACTTTGGCCAGACCGAGCCTTCAATACGCTTATCGCCCAGGAACGTCGGAGAGCCTTCCTGTTCAATATCCTCATCAAAGGCAGCAAGTTCATCATAACCCGCCACATCCACCGACTTTTCACGGTAGTTTTTTGCCGCTTTACCGCCCAGGCACCAGAAGCCACGACCATTGGAAAAACGCTTCATAGTGAGCGTGTTATCCCGGTGCTTTTTGCCATACCACGGAGCCAGCGCCAGCAGCGACGGAATATCGCGGATGGTCGGCTCAACGTGGGTTTTCATAAAGTTCTCGGCATCACCATCCGTCGGCAACCAGATAAGTGTGTTGCGCTGCTTATGCTCTATGAAGTAGGCATAAACACCCAGCAGCATTTTGGAATAACCAACACGGGCAGACTTCACCACATTCACCTCGCGGATGTAGTCGCTGCCCATCGCATTCATGATGGCCCGCTGAAAGGGCAGTGTTTCCCAGCGCCCTTCCTGGTATGCGGATTCTTTCGGGAGATAGTAATTGGTATCCGCCCATTCAACGGCGGTCTGTGGCTCCGGCCTGAACAGTGAGCGAAGCCCGGCGCGGACAAAATGCCGCAGCCTGTTAACCTGACTGTTCGATATATTCACTCAGCAACCCCGGTATCAGTTCATCCAGCGCGGCTGCTTTGTTCATGGCTTTGATGATATCCCGTTTCAGGAAATCAACATGTCGGTTTTCCAGTTCCGGAAAACGCCGCTGCACCGACAGGGGGATCCCGTCGAGAATACTGGCAATTTCACCTGCGATCCGCGACAGCACGAAAGTACAGAATGCGGTTTCCACCACTTCAGCGGAGTCTCTGGCATTTTTCAGCTCCTGTGCGTCGGCCTGCGCACGCGTAAGTCGATGGCGTTCGTACTCAATAGTCCCTGGCTGGAGATCTGTCTCGCTGGCCTGCCGCAGTTCTTCAACTTCCCGGCGCAGCTTTTCGTTCTCAATTTCAGCATCCCTTTCGGCATACCATTTTATGACGGCGGCAGAGTCATAAAGCACCTCATTACCCTTGCCACCGCCTCGCAGAACGGGCATTCCCTGTTCCTGCCAGTTCTGAATGGTACGGATACTCGCACCGAAAATGTCAGCCAGCTGCTTTTTGTTGACTTCCATTGTTCATTCCACGGACAAAAACAGAGAAAGGAAACGACAGAGGCCAAAAAGCCCGTTTTCAGCACCTGTCGTTTCCTTTCTTTTCAGGGGGTGTTTTAAATAAAAACATTAAGTTACGAAGAAGAAGAACGGAAACGCCTTAAACCGGAAAATTTTCATAAATAGCGAAAACCCGCGAGGTCGCCGCCCCGTAACCTGTCGGATCGCCGGAAAGGACCCACGAAAATGATAATAATTATCATCTACATGAGGTTTATCACGACATGTGTGTACGCCATCAAACCACGAGAAATAATCAATTATTACGCAGGTATCGTATTAATTGATCTGCATCAAATTAGCGTAAAAGCAACTTCAGATAATACAAATCAGCAACACTGAATACGGGGCAACATTATGTCATCAAAGAACAGAACCCGCAGAACAACAACCCGCAACATCCGATTTCCAAACCAGATAATTGAACAAATTAACATCGCTCTTGACCTGAAAGGTTCAGGTAATTTTTCAGCGTGGGTTATTGAAGCCTGCAGAAGAAGATTAATTAATGAAAAATATTCTCAATTTGTACCCAACAAAGACAAACACGACCAGAGCACCTGTTCAGACAGGTTTACTTAAACGACTTATATATGACACAAAAAGCGACCACTAAAGTCGCTTTTTCTTATGGTAACAGGCAATAACTCTCTCAGATATTTTTTAGCATTTTTTTGACCGCGCGTTTCCGGACGTATTCTGTTCTCCTGTCCCTTTATATCGTCGGAATACCCGCCGCTCTTCAAATCCCATTCCCAACTCAGAATGTAGTCTGTTGACCGCTTGTTTTATTTCGGTCAGGTTCACCGGTGAAACCGGAGTCCGGCGCGCCTTACGCAAACACTCTGCTCGTTTCTGTGCCGCCACTTTTCTTTTCTGGTCATCACTTAGCTGTACCATCACTTTTGCCCATCGTTCAGCTGCTCTCCGGTACAGTCCTTTTTTCTCCAGACATTCTGCCACGTGATCATGTAGCATAAGTGACCTCCGATTATCTACAGACTGCCATCCTGAATTTACCTTCCCTTAATGAAATAACAATAAAAAACAAACCACGCAAAAACAATAAAACAACACACAAAAAAAACTAAATAACAAACAAAAATAATCACCTTGTTTTATTATTTTTTGAGGGAGCAATTACTGAACAAAAAACGCTGACTATATACTCAAAACCAAACAACTATTCTGCCAATCAGGTATCATGGCAACACACGGAATTACCGTGTTTTTGCCTTCTCTGCCCATACAATACGGGCATATACTTCATTCTCTATTGTAATATTTCTATCCATGTGCCCCACTCCATTTACCTGTAAATAATATTCAAAATATTTATCACAGAAATCGTTTTTGGCCATGAACTGAGCACACTATAAAGTCCGGAACTGACTCTTTGTTAAATTACCTTAACGTTACCAGTAACACCTTCATAACAAAATATCACGGTATACACTGGGTACGGATATATTCCTGTGCTCCTTCCAGTTGCTTCTGCATTGCCATCAGCCGTTCTCTGAGGATGAAATAATCCCGTTCAGCGGTGTCTGCCAGTCGGGGGCCGGTTGCATTATCCACGCCGGAGGTGCCGGTGGCTTCACGCACGGTACCGGAGCAGGTGGCGTTGATCCGCAGGCGCTTACGACCAGCGGCAACATCAGCACGCAGAGTTTCATTTTCAGCTCTCGCATCGGCTAATTCCCTCGAGTATCTGGCATCAAGTGCAGCGACATCACGCTGGCGTATCTGCATATCAGTAATTGTCGCGTTCGCCAGCTCCAGCTCACTGGCTTTTTTATCGCGCTGCTCTTTGTAGATGATGGCGTGATCACGGTAATGATTCAGCCCCAGACTAAGCGCACCACAGGCCACCAGCAGGACAATGATAACCACGCACAGAACACGGTTCATATCACCACCAACGGATTGCCCAGACCAGAACAGCAATGGCCACAATACGAATGGCAAAAGCTGCCGCTCTTGTTAAATCCAGACTGGCTGGCGTCTCCACTTCAATGCCTTTCATAATGGACAACCTCAGAAAGAATCTTTTATACTTCCTCACAGGGAAAGTACCTCCCTACCCATAATTTCTCCCTTGCCTTGCTCAAGGTCAGAAAACACAAAACCCCGCTTGCTGCCAACAAACGGGGTTTTTACTTTTATTCACTTAGGTTTTACCAGTTTTCAGGATTTCGTGTTATCCCCCCGCGTTGGCCAACGTCATTTTTCAGGAAAATATTCTGCTATCTGTCGATGTCCCAGCACGCCAGCGCGCTCTCCTGGTCACGCCGTGAGACCTGACCGTAGCAATTATTTGAACGGATACGGCAGTCTCTGCCACCGTCCTTAATCCACCAGCGAATCGCCTCACAGGCACCTTTTCGATCGCCTGCATTAATTCGTTTATAAAACGTCGACGGGAAGCACTTACCGGGGCCAATGTTGTACGGACAGAATGACGCGATCCCCGCTTTCTGGGGTTCGGTCAGCGGCACCCGGATGTTTTTCTCCACCCATGCCAGCGCCTTGTCACGTTCGATGGCATTAACCCGGTCGCATTTTTCCTTTGACAGCTTCATGCCAGGAATAACAGGCTTACCATCCACCAGAATGGCACCACGGCAGATGGTCCAGATCCCCGCACCATCACGGTATGCCGTGGTGTGGTTACCTTCCTTTTCATCCAGAAACTGGTCGAGGATTTCAGGCGCAGAAGCACCTGCACCAATCAGCGCCAGAACGGCAGCCGACAGGCCGTATTTTATTTTTTCGTGCATGGGGATTTATCGATTTCTAATCCCTTGATATGTTAGGTATATAATCCAACACTCATGGTCGCTCTCATAAACATATCCCTTGAGACGCAGCAGATTACAACAAATGAAGCCATATAAATGAACAGTAAAGAAAGTTTGCGCAGAAGATTTTTACAACTAATGACAGAAAACGTTAAATCAGAGTTACTTCTTCTGATGGCAGATAATAACGAAGCAACAAGCAGCATTCTTGCAGACCCTTACGGTAAGATCTCACATAAAACGCTGGATATTATTACCACAACATTAACACCGCTGATGCTTCAACGGCTGAAACATAATATCAACGCATGGGTTAATGAAGAATTAAGTCCTCCCTGCTTATGGGATTCTCGTTACGCATGTCAGCAAAAAATGCGAATTTTCAACTTACTATCACCAAAGCTCAGGTAGCCATAAAATCCTGCCCTTCATGGCATACAGGATTTCAATGGAATCACAATGACCAACTCTTGCACAGCTGTATCCCTGACTCCCCGACAACTCAGATTTTCAGTATCTGCTGCTATCTAAAGAGAAAGCGCACAAATGCAAGGGTCTTTCATCACGTCCTGTTATTGATTGCCTGTGACCTTTTCTCACCTCATGGAACGTTTTTTCAGTTAGAAATATTCATTTTACAACCAGTTCGTATTGTTTATTCATCGACTACTCTCCCCGCGCCACCTTACGACGGTCCTCTCTGATTTTGAAATACAGGTTAGTCAGATACGTCAGCAGGCCAAACAGCAGACTTCCCAGCACACCTATTGCCACCCACTGGGACGGAGAGACTTTGTCCAGCAGCTGCAGTAACCAGTATCCCGTCCCCACCGCTGACGTGGTGTATGACACACCTGTTGTGATTTTTTCCATCTGATGTATGTCTCCGTCACCGCCGACAGAAAATGAAAGTAAAGAAAAACAAAAAAACCGCCAGTGTCACCCACTGACGGCCAACTCCGGGAGCCGTGATTATGGCATTCAGGCTCTGCTAAAAATGCCAGATAACATTCCGGCCTCCCCTGATTCAGGTTATAAATGACACAATATCTTGACAACACCCGTCACTGTCTGTCAGAAAATATACCGCCAGGCATAAGTATCATGTGAAATCCAACTATCCTTCTGAGCCAGCACCTCTCCACCGAAAGTCAGTGCTGGCTGTTTTTTTCCTTAATAAAGCATCTGTAACTGAAACAATCCGCATATTGATAATATATTGACAGGCATCATTGCTGTCTGTGAAAAATAAGTCTCTACAAACATATAAGGCCTTTTAGCCAGCGTCTTCTTTCAGGTCAGTCGCTGGCTCTTTTTTTATTATGCTGCCGGTGCATTTATCTCCAGCACCAGACTTTCTATCTCAACGCCATACGCTGCATTTTTTGTAACATCCGTCAGCGTCAGCGCATTCAGTCCCAGTGTCAGACTGTCTTTTATAACCTGGAATGCCGGGCCAGCCACTCCATTCAGTTTCGGAGTAACCGTGGCACTGCCGGCGGTGAACACCAGCTCCAGCGTCTGCCAGTCGTTACCGTAATCGCCGAACTCCCCCAGCTTCGTGTTTCCGGCTTTCCTGTGATGCATCAGATTCACTCTGCCGTCAGTGGTCTGAGTGAAGTACGACATCAGGAACGGATTACCGGTACCCGTCATCGCCACACCATCAGGAACGGGAGCATCCGTATACAGATAAATCCCCAGCCCGAACTGATTGTTGGTCAGTGCGCCTGACAGGCGGAACTTACAGGTCAGTCTGCCGCCCTGTGTCAGCAGGGTAATTGCGTCATCCACCGGATGCGTCAGGGACCAGGTTTTATTGCTCTGCTTGGCGATCTTAAATACACCACCCGACAACTGAATTCCGCCATCCTTAATGCTCCAGCCCTGCGCAGCAGCCTCTCCGGCTGCCGGCAGCAGGGAGATTGTGCGAACGGACGTATCTGCAGACGGACCCGATGGCGTGTTGCCGCCGGGCGAGGGTTTGATTTCCGGTGCCTTACCACTGATGAAGGCTGAGGTGCGCCCGGCTGCGTTCAGAATAGCGGTTGCCAGACGATCCGGAATAATGCTCCTGCGCGCCCATGAACTGAAATGTGTCGGGCGGTTTGATGATACCTGGTTTCCATTCGTTCTCGATGCCGCACCGTAATATCCTGATGCCGGAATATCCGGATCTTCTGCCGGCGCGTTAGTGGCGGTATTGACACCGTTACCGTCTGTCATGAAGGACACAAAATAAACGCCCTCACTCTCCCTGTTTTTATACCCGCCGTACACGGTGTCGTACTGGGTAGCGTATGTATTTTTCCAGTAATACGTCGTGTCACCACAAATCCACGGCACATCTGCAGCACTGCCACCATGGCACTGCGCGTTAAACACGGAGAGGTCAGCACGAAACTGTGTCAGCATGGCTGTAAACAGCGCAGGTTGCTGTGCGTGGGTGGCGGCGCTCATGTCAAACTCTCCCTGCATCCAGCACACCGCCAGCAACACATTTTTCGGGTTCTTCTGTAATGCAGCTTTAGTGCGCGCAATCAGGTCCTGATATAACGGTTTACCCACACCCCAGCGTGCCGAATCCTGGCTGGCCCCCGTGTCCGCACTGAATGTCCCCTCCGCGCCCTGGGTGAATGCCGAACCACCACGACAGCATGGTACCAGCAGGATCCCCGCGTTATTCGGGATATACGGAAGCAGTTTTTTGGCAATATGTAAGCCCTGGCCGACACAGCCGTACTGCCCTTTGCTCAGGTCTGCCTTCGGATGATTCAGCGTACTCATATCCTGCACATCATGCAGGCAGTGGTCGGCCGGAATAATATCGTTATATCTGCAGGCAGCCCCACCCGGCGTCACTGTACTGCGGCGCGCCAGCTGTTTAATGCGCGGATCCGGAGCATCGTATGAATCCGGCAGCGGAAGCCCTTCACCGTAAGCCATGGCATTGGACTGCCCGGCCAGTACGATGACGTAGTACCAATCCGGCTCAGTTGCACCACTGACCACCACATCACCTTCTGCTGTAATCGCCTGCATCAGGGTATAAGGGGTTATGGCCACCGGACTACCAAACGGCTGCCAGCCCTCTTTCAGTTTGTGTGTCAGCTTTTCCGCAAGGTCTGACGGCGACGCCGCCCTGACAACATCATAATGTTTAAATGTCATTATTCCTCCCGGCCGGGATAGTGTATTAAATCAGATATGGAGTGGGCTGTAGTCCGGAAGCCTGAATGACACACGGGGACTACAGCCCAAGAAATGAAGAAGGCCACGCAGTTGCGCAGCCTGATAAACCCTGGTTAAAATCCACACGATAACAACACAACAATATCAGTATCTCATGCTATTGCCCGAACCCATTCGGGCATTTTTTACCCATAAAAAATGCCCCTCCGGAGAGGGGCATTTTTGCATGCACATTCTTTTTCTTGCATGGTGCCGGGTGCCTCCCGGTGAATTCAGTATCAGCACCTGAATCCGCGATTATCACATATACCTACTTGCTGATTGCCCCTCCGCACAGGGGGATTCACCATGCAGTAGTATTTTTAATAAACAGCAAATAAAAAAATCAAGCATTATGCAGGCTGTTTCTTTTTATCACCGGCTACAGCAATACCACAATGCCGCAGACCAGCACCCCATCCGCCAGCACCGACATGATTCTGCTGGTGAAATCCACCATCACCACCAGAAACAGCAGGAGTGCAGCCACAGCCAGGCGCAGTTTTACCGTCACAGGTGATTCTCCAGACGAAGACCCAGAACACCGGCAATCTCTTCCAGCACCTTGCGCTCTTCCGGCTCAATTTCGCCGTCTGCCTCCGCAATGGCCACCGCCACATCCAGCACATCTTCCGCTTCACGCGTATCGTGTTTCACATCCTCGATCTCACGTAACGCCGCACGACGACCAGTTTTAAAGTTCGTATCCAGCTGACCGATAATGGTTGCGCTAATCGCATTAATTTCTGACGTAAACGCGGACAGCGCAGGCTGATTACGCAGTACCTGTTCGATCTTCGCTTTCTAGGAAGCCTCACATTCACCATCTGCACAGGCCACCAGGTAGGCAGCATTAATAACCGCCTGTGCCAGATCGCGTTTCTCAAACTTTCCTTTTTCCGGTTAACGTGACACACCAATAACTCTTGTCGAAAAAGCCAGCAAGCTGAAAGACCGGTATTCACAACCACCAGCGCGTTTACTGTACTGGCGTGATTTCAGTCATAAAAAAACCCGCCTGGCGACGGGTGTAAAAAATCTTCTAACGTCAGGCATAAAACGCCCATCGTTAGGGCAAATTTACCACAGATTCGGGAAAAATCAACAAAGCTATCTGGTCACCTTTTTCAGTTGTTGTTCTGCCCATGCTTCTTCAATATCAAACTGCACCACCAGCGTATCGTAAAAACGTTTAACTGTTTTTTTCCATGTATCAAGAGATATGGCATCGGTTACATTACATATGGCATTAAATGCCTCCGTTGAAGGTAATCTTTCATAGCCACGACCACCACAACGCTGGCAGTCTCTGATAACAGGCATACCACGTTTTACCGACTCTTCACGATGAATGGCAACACCGCGCCCACGACAATCTTTACAGGCGGTGGAAACCTCCCCCTTCCCTCCACACTCCGGACAGGCAACTTTTACCACCTCCCTGACTTTTTTCCATTCCTCCCAGTAAGACGGATACACGCCTTTTGTGCACTTTGCCCACACTGGCGGCTTACCATCCGGATACTGGATCTTGTTTGTAAAAACCTCGCTTTCAATAAATTTTTTTCCGTGACAACAGGGGCACTGTTTTTTGCTCGCCGCGCTACGGGCATAATCTTCAAACGCATACGAAGCCATAATACGCATCACTGCCGGTTTTATTTCTGCCGGGAGTTTTCTTAACGCCGCCACGCGATCACACCGACTGAGTGCATATTCTGTCAGCAATTCTGTTGCCCGCTCTCTGTCATTCATACTAATGCCCATTTTCCCAAGGAACGCAGAAAACCCCATCTCAGCCCAATTCTGTGTCATGCCCTGCGCGGCCATCACATCAGTGATACTCAGCGTATCTTTCGACGTTGAGGCCGATGCATCAGTCAGGCCGAGGGATTTTGGGGAGTAGTATTTCGGTAAATCTTCCAGTTTCATTTTTTGACCTGCCCTTCAAGCATTATGGGGTAAATCTTCACCCCCAGACGTCCACCAGATACTGGCTGACCACGAACGATATTGATTTCATCAAACTGCTCATCGTCCATTAACACTCCCGCATGCGTCAGCGCATCCAGCGGTGCTTTCAGGATATTGTCCAGGTCGCGACGACGCTTATCCGGTGGCTCTGCAATCACCTTTATCGCCAGCCTTCCGGACAGGATTAATTTCAGCCGCTGCTGGCGAACAATAAGCGCCACAGCCCGGCGATAACGCTTTCCCTCCTCCGAGATAAAATATGTGCTGCCACGACGTCGCCAGTAGGTGTTCACCGTTGGCGGGTAAGGTAAAACCAAATCTATGAGCATCAGTCACCTCTTTTACCCAAGCACGCCAGTTGCAAAGGCGTGATCAAGAAAACGAAAAATTAAATCAACCTGAGAGCCATGCTTTTCTTCGAACGCCAGCGGATCCGCATGAAGCTCGTTGTGATGCTCCCGACACAGCGGTAGCGTGAAAATATCGTGAGATTTTGTCCCCATTCCGCCCTGACCATGACCAATCAGGTGATGGGGATCGTCGGCTGGCTTACCACAACACGCACACGGCTGAGTCTTCACCCAGCGTGTGTATTTCTCGTTAACCCAGCGGCGACGTTTAGGTCGTTTCATGAAAGATTCCGGAGACTCAGGATCAACGGCAATGCTGACCACCGTCTTTTCCTGTGGTGGGTTCTGTTGCTGGTGGGCGTGAGGCAACGGTGCAAGATTTTTTGTGCGCTGTTTCAATATGCTGGTGGCGGTCTGCTCTCCCGGTACGATGTCGCTTTCGCGGTACACCGAGCAGATTTTTTCCGCTGGTAATCCCAGCGAGCGACGTAATACCGCTTCCGGTAGCGCGTCCGCCAGCTGATTGCGGACCGCCCACCAGGATAATTCAGCCAGAGATAATTCACGCTCCTGCGTACCGCTTATTGCGTGACCGATGACGTCAATCATCCATGCTGACAGGTTTTGATGAGCAAGTTGCTCGAGTGATTCGGATGTCTGGTCACGCAGCTGGTTGTCGCAGTGCCAGCACAACACCATTGCGCCGGTACCATATCGGTGAATAACGGTTTCGCTGTGATGATAATCGCCGTGTGGCCACTGGCAGGATTTAATATGGCGCAACAGCCAGTCAGACAATGCACCAGCACCACCAGCAGCACGAATTACCCGTGCGTTACTGAAAAACGGCAGCAATGTTTTGTCTTCCACCAGCGGCTGGCGAACGGCAGGAACGACCCCGGACGGCAGATTACGCATGCTTTTCGGTTCCGGCTCCACCAGTAACCGGGTATTGTGGAATACCGGCATGGATTCACGGCCCGGCTTAACGATCACCAGCCCGAGTTCCGGTACCAGAACAGGTCGAAGTAATACCCGCACGTTACCTCCAGATGCGTTGCTGGAATGTGCGGGACGGACGCGGTGGGCGTTCGGAGTAAGGAAGCCTGACGGAGATTATCCAGTGACGGTAGTCGAGGCTAAGGGCTTTTTTAACCTCGTATCCGCGCCTGCGGTAACACTGAATTATCCATTCAGCCTGCTCTTCAGTGCATGGTGGATGCTGGAACCAGTCCGATTTGAATGCATGAAAACGCCGTCCGCACCTGCTGGCAAAGACGGCAGAATCATCAGAATTGTGTAATTTGGTATCGTGCGCCATCGGTTGTCTCTTCTGGCGCAGCAGGTGCCAGTTGTTCAGGCTGGCGTATAAAGTATAAATAAACTGGTTCCAGTGTAAAGCCCCTACATTAATGGAATAAAAGTCAAACAACAGATTGCTGGGATAAACACAACGCTTATTATTAAAAGCGATTAGATAAATTAAATTTTAATGTTATGCAATTTTACCAGATCACCATAACATCTCGTTTGAAACCACCGAAACAACAACCATATCAATATTGATTATGTTAAAGTGAGTAAATATGGAAAACAACAAATCTGCACATTACGCTCCTTTTTTATCTGTGATACTTTTTGTTTTATGCTGTGTGTGGGCATTATTTTTATAAAAATATTTACAGATAAAATAAACCCGCCGAAGCGGGTTAAGCGCGGGTGCGTTGAGGATGCCTGACACATCAGAGGCGGCGAGGGATTTCTCCCTCGCCAAGTCTCTTACTCCTCAGGTTCGTAGACTGTGAAGACAGCGACCTCCGTCTGGCCGGTTCGGATTCGTACCTCGCAGAGGTCTTTCCTCGTTACCAGTGTCGTCACTATGACGGTTAAACAGATGACGATCAGGGCGATTAACATCGCCTTTTGCTGCTTCATAGCCTGCTTCCCCTGTCAACGCAAAGCAGAAGTGTCACCTTCGGTGCGAAACAGAGATGTCATGCTTTGGTTCAGAGAATGCGTTTGACCGCCTCGCTATATACTTCCGAGCGTTCTCTTTTCCCAACAGAAATCACGAAAACGACAACTTTCTCGTCTATAACCTGGTATACAAGGCGATAGCCTGAAGACCGGAGCTTAATCTTGTAACAATCAGGCATACCACGGAGCTTGTTTGCTTCAATCCGGGGTGACTCAAGTACTTCAACCAGCTTCTTTTTCAACTGTTCACGTACCGTCGAGCCCAGCTTTCGCCATTCCTTTAGTGCCCGCTCGTCAAAATCCAGAAAATACGCCATCAGAGTTCATCCAGCGTCACACGTACTGGCTTAGGATTACGAAGCCGTTCTTTCACTATCTCCACAAGTTCAGCATCTTCATCACTCAGGAGTGTCTGTTTGAACGGCAAGCGTTCATTGTCAGCGATATACTCGAGCATGAGACGAAGCGCTTCAGAAGGAGTTACACCCATTTTTTCAAGCGCGGCGTAAGAACGCGCTTTAAGTTCATCGTCAATACGCAGGTTAATGCTACCCATGTCTTACACCTCTTGTAATTACAAATGTCATTACAAGTATCGCACTACAACATGCTTAGGGCAAGTCACGAAGGAAGTCAGAAAGTAGTCGTAAGAACGGTGATCACTGTCCGCTTTGTGCCAGGAGC